ACGTAAGATGATAAAGTAACTCTTGAAACTTTAAGTAATTTGAGAATTTCTTTGGATCTCATTATTGCAATTATAATAAATAAATTTATATACTTTTATATGGATTTACTACCCTGATGTATACTTGTTTACTAAAGAATTTTCTTTTATTTTTTCTTGGCTTAATGATAGAAATAAATCAAAATCTGTTTTATTATTTTCTAATTTATCAATCGAATCAGTGAAACTCGACTCGATATTGTTCTTCGAGATCAACGAATGCTCTCTCGGAGGCAAGTCTATTTCGACTTGTTGTTCTACGGATAATATTTTTTCATTAGATTCGTCAATGGAAGGAGCATTGCTTCCAGGAGAGCATTCATTGCTCCCAAATGATAAGGCATTCGTACTGGTATACAAATTACTAAATATTCGACTTCTAGAACCATTATTTTTTGTTAATGTTGGGGTTCCGCATGATCTAGAATAACTATTCAACAAATTTTTTGATGTAGACGGAATCGAAATCGGTTTGGTTTCTGATAAAAATTTGTTTGATATAATTGATTGCCTAAGAGAACCTTTTGGATCCGAAGGAGGATAACTCGATGGATAATCGGAATATGTCCCTTGGATATAATTACGTGGAGAAAAAGTATCCATTTTCATACGACTGAGATTACTTTGTCCCAATGAAGGGCTAGATGATAAATTCGTCGAAAGACTGCTAGAATTTCTTCTGGATGAAGTATTTTTATCATGTTCAATTAGCGTATTTTGTGGTGAGACGGAATATAAATTTTTTTGTGAGTGTTTCAATGATGTGCTCGGAAGTTTTGATTGTGCTAATTTTGTTTTATCACTTTGTTGTTCGTTATATTTTTCATACATGGGATCGGAAAATTGTTCTAATTTTCCATTATGAACATCATTCCAATATTGAAACCATTTATGTTTAAAAAGACTTGGCCAATCAATTCTTTTGTTAGGATCTTTTACTAATAATTTCGTTAATAAATCAAAACAATATGGTGTAAAATTTTTTTCTCCACTCAAATGAAAATCAATATTATTTGTTTTCAAATTTTGTACTAAATCTTTAAAAGTTGTTGCATTATTTGGATAAACACCAAATAACATTTGATACATTATAACACCATATGACCATAAATCTGCTTGAGAATTATATTCCCGATTGAAGAATAGTTCCGGAGCCATATATAATGGACTGCCACACAATGTACTCATTAATGATTCTTCTGTTTCCAAATAATGTTTGGCCAAACCAAAATCAGCTAATTTAACAACTATTTTTTCACTATTATTATTTGAATTTTTTTGATCTAGTTGTTCGTCCGATTTAAATATGGTTCCAGAATCATATAAAGATGCAGTTTCATTTTTGATACAACGTGTTAATAAAACATTCATTGGTTTAATATCTCTGTGTATATACCCATTCTTCCTGATATAATTGAGAGCATCTTTGAGTTGGTCCAGATAGTAGTATGTATTGGCTTCTCTATTAAAATTGATTGCTTTTTTATTGCTCATCTGTTTATTGAATTTAATAACATCGTCAAGCGTACCCGCATTACAATATTCCATAATAATATACCAATCCGTACTTGTTCTAATTATATCGTAGTAATCGACTATGTTAGGATGTTTTAATTGTTGCATTAATTTTACCTCTAGTTCTAGTTTTTCGAACATTGGTTTTGATTGTAAATTTTTTTGTGTTAATGATACTTTCTTAATAGCAATTTTTTGTCCAGTAATAAGATTTGTCCCTAAATATACATCAGCAAATGCACCAGACCCTAATTTTATATTTTCAACTCTATACTTATCACCAATTATTTCCATCTCTCTTAATTTTATATTATAAAAAATACTTTTATGTATGTCTTATGTATTATGTAATTTTATTATTGTCAAATCTTCAATTTTTTTTATTTAAAGGCGATTCTTCCAAAAATATCAATCATACAACTAACATAAAGTGATGCTGTTCATTATTAAATATTATGGATTTTTATTCGCGAATAATTATAAACCTATTTTGTCTTGTCATATCATATTTATCTATTTTTGGATTATGTATATTTAAATTTTTTTTCAAAAAATTTAAGACATGGTACAATATTTATGGAATAATTTATCGCACTATTATGATTGTTGTCAAAGCTGTTTTTGTATATTCATTTTATGATTTAATGGTCAAAAATAATTATAGTTTTTCCAACATGAAAAATGATACGCATAATTTAAATTTCATGTTGGTAAACATATTTGTAATTGAAATAAGTAACATAATAGCAATTATATTACGTGGTCTAACAATAACACCAAAACGATTAGCTTATATATTTTGTTGCTCGGCATTATTATTGCAAAGTATAATAGGTTATGCATATTTACCAATACTTATTTTATTTGGTAATCATGTATGTGATTTACTGAAAGATATAATTTATATATTCACAAAAAATAAATCATATGTCACATATATTTATGTATTTATCAAACCAATATTATTGTACGACATTATCTGGCATTCGGTGAATAATATAAATTATTTATTGGAATTATTTATACCAATAAGTGTTTTATTTGTATCATTTTATCAATGGAAACAACTTCAATAATTAAAAATTATTTTATTTAATTTTTAATTATTTATCATCTAAATTATCACTATCATAATCACTAAAATCATTAGTATCGTCGTCTGAATTTATAGCATCATTAATAATTCTATTGTATTTATCCAGTATTGATTGCGTATTTTTTTTATCATCAATCAAATCATCAGATTCTGTGTCCGAATCACTATCCGAATCCAAATTTCTTCCAAAATCTGATTGTGTATCTTGTTGATTAACTAAATTATTAACCATATTTAATCTATCCTGATTTGTTTCTTCTCCATCGGAAAATTCCAAGTCGTCTATTTGGAATTCATTCATATCTGTGTATTCTGGTGGTTTTATCAATGTGCCATTTTCTATTAAATTTTTTAAAATTGTTTGGGAATTAATTTTTGTTTCAACCAAACCGTATCCAACCGGAATAATATCTGTTATATTTTCTACATTTTCCAATAATTTGTTTACAACTGCAATATTTTTCGTCAAAAGTTCACGCATTGATAATAGAGTAAATTTAGCGTTGACTGATCCATCTGGATTCATGCCTGTACAATTTTCAATATCTTCGTTTGGTGATTTATATGTTAAATTCATACAAAATATTTCCGCCATTTATATTTATAGTAGTGAGACCTTATTTAATATCAAATAATCGTTAGTTAATTTATATTCACAGATATAAATTCAATTTTTATACCTGGAATAATTATTTAGACCCATAAAGAAATAAATTGATCATATATTCCGCAGTTTTCCAAAATTTATAAAAAGTATCATATACCGAAAAGACATTATAAATTTCATGTTTTTCCGTTAAATCAATAATATTATTCATAATTGGCGTCATGCTTTGACATGCTGTATTATTACTAATATGATCACGAATTAAACGCATCAGATAAATATTTTTTGTATCAATTGCTACTATTATTGCATTTAAATTCATTTTATCACAAAGTAACAAGTCAACATTGTAGTTTAATAAAGTTTTTACGAATAAAATTTTTTCTTCTTTTATTGCACTAATAATTAATGTTTCGCCAGTATTATCAAGTATTTTATTTAAATAGTTGGTTAAATCGCCAACAAAATTTGATAAAATGATTTTAAATATTTTAAATTCATTAATTTTAATACAAATAAGTAACCATTCCAAATAATAATTGGGAATTCCTTGTGAAATTGAAATCATTGGTTTCGATCCAACCCGTTCTTCAGGGAAAAGGGTTGGACATTTTGCTAACAATTTTAAAATTCTTGTTCGGTATTCATTATAATTTTCTAAATCGTATAATATATTTTGCTTCATTTGGAAAATATTGTTCATGAAATAATAAATACTGTTTAAATAAATTTGTGAAATTTTTTCCGTATTTGGTATTTTATCAAGAATTTCAAAATTTTCAATCAGTTTGTTTGTTAATTTTAAATAAAATTTTGAAGGCATATAATCTATTATTTTTACTAGCATGGTGAAATTATTTTTATCAATAAGTATATCATATATTGTTTTACCTTGTGTATTTTCCATTAAAAGTATTTCTACAATTTTGGTTTTGACAAGATTTTGAGGATCAATATTGAGTTGATTAATAGTATAATCCAATGGCATATTGGTATTTATCCAATTCAATAAAACTTCTAAAAATGTTTCATTCTCGTAAATTGCAATACCATGAAAAATAGTGTTTTTATCTGTATTAATAACATCAAGAGGTACAGTTGATACCTGTTTAAAAAATTCTTGGTATATTTCTTGATTTATATCATCAGACAAGTATGGCAATTGTGATAAATAAAATAATATATTGTTTCCATTTTTGTCTTGGTAACGATAATCTACATATTCTTTGGGCAATGTAGAAAGACACATTTTAAGGTTTTCATAATATTCCGATACTATTATAAAAGAATTATCGCATATATCTTCTATTATTTTTAATTGGTATTTAATATATTCGAGATAGTACTCGTTAATAATACGATATATCAATGGTACTATTTCAATATATTTACAAAAAATATTAACAAATTCAGTAACATAATCAACTGTTTCGATATTATTACAAAATTGATAAAAATCCTCAAAATATGGATGGGTTAAAAATTTAAATTCGTCAATTAGGTCGATAATAATATTATTGGATGTATTATCAATTATCATTCTTTCATATCGTTTTGAAATAGCAGTACGATAAACATGGTTAAAATCTGATTCGATTGATTTATTACTATTTTCAGTACACAAAAATTCATTATAATACTGTTCATAGAGTAAAACCATTTTATCGGTACAAAGAAGTTTTAATATTTCATAATATTTTTCATGGTGTTTATCATAAATTAATTGTATATTTTCTTCATTGTACAATAGTATTGATGAAGCAACTGTATTTGCATCCATAAAATGTTCATTCCATAATAAAAATTCAAACAAATTTTTACCATTGCATCTATGATTAGAAATAATTCGCGCATTTTCTTGGTTAATTTTACCCCAGATCTCATCAATATCATCTTTGTGGGTATTTATTGTTTTCTTTAAAAGTATCCAATCTGTTTGGTTTGGCATATTATAACTATTTAGATTAGATTTAATTTATACCAGATTTGTTATAATATTAGGAAAAAAATATCAAATATTATAACAAATAGTTTAATTTATTTAAAACATACCACCACCAACTGTGCGTGTTCTTGTTACTTGAACTTTTGATGGAGTTCCAGACATTCCATTCATTCCATTCATTCCTGTTCCGGGAACAATTGTCGTAACACTAGTGGTAGGAGTTGTTGGTTTTCTGACAAAGAACCACCAGAGAAGACCAAGCAAAATAAGAAGTGCAATCGCCACTAATAATTTGTTTTGTCTGATGTAATCCATGAAACCAGTTTTTGTTTGGACAGGCTGAATTGGCATTATTTGTCTATTGGAGTCGTCATAGTTAGGATCCATTATATTATACATTTATCAAAGATAAAAAAATTTATAATCATTTTTTTATTAGTTTAATAAATTGTATTATTATTATATATTATACCAAAAAATTAATAATAGGTAGTTGTGTCAAAGGTTTCCTTATAACTGCTATTATACGTAGCACATGCATTTATATTGTTGTTAAAATACAAATGGTGTATTTGATTGATGATTTTTATTTAGACCAAGATTTGCTTCTAAATTTTGCAATCTTTGTTCTATAGTAGATATATCCAAATCATTAGTTACACTTTTGTTTTCCCAAAAATAACGATAAATAATAAATGCTACAATAAGTATCAAAATAACAATTATTATTTTTTTGTGTTCATTAAAAAATTCAGTGAAACCCATTTGATTTATATATTTTATTAATGAGATATAAAATTATATCCATTTTATATTATTAGATAACGATTAGTTATTCAATGAACGTATGTGTAAATCCCATTATCAAATCATCAATAAACACAAATATATTAATTAACATTTTTAAATCGCACTATGGAGAAAATGCTGATTCCAGTTCCATAATTCATTCGCGATTTCTTCTTGGTAAAAATGCGGAACATAACTGGGATATTTATAAAGCCAGTAATCCCGCCGATACTGTTTTTCATCTTGATAAATTTCCTTCACCATATGTTATTATTAATGTTCCGATAGACAATCTTACCAAGGAACAAATATATGTTGCCGCGTTATTATGCAAATCAAAATCAAAATACAAAAAAATGGCAAATATCGACATACTATATACTTCTATTTCAAATACTCATCTTGGCACAAAATCGGGTTCTTTTATTATCGATAATAATCATAAAAAATTGATGATTAACGTATAAAAAATTGAAATTTGTATTTAATAGTTAAATAAGGCAAACTAAATATATTAACATCAAATATAATATGCCATCATGACAACAGTAAATATTGGTAATACAGACGATCCTTTTTATCGGTATAAACGACCGGTTTCAATTATTGAAAATCGTTCCGGAAAAACAATAATAAGTAATTTGGAAAACATTGCCAAAGCACTTGAGACAAAACCATCATACATATTGTACTATATCCAATTAGAAAAATCAACTACAATAACTCCAAAATTAGAAATCAAAATTATTCTAACAAAATTGGAAATAGAATATTTACTAAATAAATTTATAAATGAATATATTCTGTGTTCATTGTGCAAATATCCGGAAACTATCATTAAAAAAACTGGTGGTAAATTATATTTTAGTTGTAAAGCATGTGGTCATGCAAAAAATATTCCAGAAAATAAATTCACCAAAAAAATATACAAAGATTATATCTAATATTATTCTGTATCTCCTTCCCAACTCAAACTTGGTGTAGTCAAAGAAACACTTTTTTTGGTACTGAGAAAGAAACCTAAAATCAAAAAACCAAGGAATGATACCCATGAAACACCTAGTTTAACCTTATTTGTAACATTTTGGAACTCAATACTAATAGCATATAATATACCAAAAATACCAGTCGTAATAATACCTAATGTTAGAACTCGTCGTTGATTTTGTTGACCACGGAAGAACCATGCCAAAATAATTCCTAATACTACCGCAAAACATGATAATACTAATATAACGATGAATTGTGTTCTTAGTTCTTTTTTGAGTGCATCAGACTGTGCGCACGATTTAATTCTACTATTAATATTAGTCCATGCATCATAAGTATTAACGAATGCGGCTAATCCAGATACAGCAATTCCCAGAATCACTAAATATTGCCAACTGTTTAGTTGAAAATATTTTTTAATATTTTCACTTTCTTCTGCAAATGTTCCTGGTTTTAATTGTTGTGCATAAGTTTTGGCAATGGTTATATCGGATTGTGACATCAATATTATATTCAATAGATAATTATTTTAATTAATTATTGAATCATAAAATTTGTTTGTTTGTTTATGCATGATACTTAATCAAACAAAGATTCTTCATCGGGAGCACGAATTTCTTCATAATTATCAATTTCTTCATAATAATGAATATCATTACGGCCGACAATCTCATAATTACCAAAAGTTTCATTTTCATCTAAAACTAATCCAAATGAATCAATGAAATTATCAATATTATCGTACAAATCATTAACTGTACCATTATTTTCGATCAAATGATCATATATGGTAATGCTTTGTAATTCTAATTCGGATGAATGCATATCATTAGTTTGGGCAGCTGGTCTATCAATTTTTATAACTGAACCACCCAAACTTTGAATAAAATCTATTTCATTTTTAAATCTAACATCCGAAATAATTACTCGTAAATTTGGATTCTTTTTGAGTTCCGTCTGATACCATAATTCGAAATGATGCGTAAAAATATTTTGACCAAGACCGGGCATAATTTTTTCTAAATTATCACGTAATAATTCCGTTCCAACAAATTGTAAAATTTTGCGGGGTGTACAATTAAACCATCTTGGATCCGGTGTTTCTTTTTGTTCCTGTGTACCAAAAACTTGTTCATCCGATAATAAAAATAATTCTTTGCACGCTTTCTTAAGACATTCAGCAAAAGATTTTTCCACGAAATTGTATTTTTTTACAAGAAAATCCGCACCGGTTGTTTTGCCGGAACCTTTAATACCCATTAAACCAACTAGAACCATTGATAATTGATAAAATATCTATTAACAATTTTTTATTAATAGATATATTTATGATTCAATTTTTTGGAAAATTGATATTTATATTGTATTTATCAGTAAAATTGAAAGTTTTTTACCATAATAACATAAATATTGTTTAACAAAATATAACATTCAAATGTCATCACATAAATTAAAAAATAATAAAAATAATGATAACCGATTCTTGCTTGATCATAAATTGCCAACAGATAGCATTATTGTATCAACAATAAATAAAGCTACCAAAATGATTGCTGATTTAAACATAAATAAAATTTTGGTGCATAATAAATATGAAAAAATGGTACCATTTAATTTATGGTTTAGACACCATTTATATAAAATATCAAATTATTTTGAAAATGACCAAAATATTAGAATTCGATATTTTAATTCTGTTATCTTAACACCTGTTGTCGCGCACGATAATACTAATCTGAATTCAATAAAAATATTTTTAGCGAATATGTCATTATACCAACCATTTTATCCAGAAACTTTTTTTGCAATGTGGGAATTTTTACAAATGAGACACATTGATTCACGATCGAATATGTTTTTGCATATTGGACGCGAGGAACGATTGGGATCAATGGAAGCGATTGTTTTTTATCATGAAAAATATCAACATACATACCAATATAATACGTATCATTGTTGGTTATCCGGAAAAGAAATGTTTGACAAACTTACCGGACATCACAATATGATGGTTCCACGTATTAATTATTTAGAACAAGCATACAAAATACAATTTATCAGATCGGCAAGCGAATTAACCAAATATGATTTTATTAGTATTGACACAATACATATTTTTGATAATGTATTTGAATGGAAAGATGAAGAATTAGATTTGCAATCAATTTTATTTTACATATTATCAGCAATCGATCATCTTAAAGAGAATGGATCCATGATAATAAGATTAAATATGATTGGTTCATATTCATGGTCTATAATTTTTGATATTGTTTATCCTTTGTTTAAGGAATATACATTTTATAGACCATCAACCATAAACCCATTTAATTCAGAAATTTATTTATTTTTGGATAAATTTGAACATAAACCATTAATAAATTCTTTGCGCAATAGAATGTTAAAAAATTTGTACAGACAAAAAGTTTATCAGCAATATTATCTTAATACACCGGGAAATTCACAAAATCCAATCAATCAAAAATATATTGTGGAAACTAAAAAATGGGCAGAAATATTAGCAGAAATTATTGAAACTCATAAAATTGGCGCTAAAAGTACCCCGCTGGAAAAAAATAGTTTAAATCATATTACAGAATGGCATAAATCCAATGATCTCAAACAAATAATGAATCTAACCAAAGAATTCGATGATAAAGCCGCGCAATATGTGCTAAAAACATTCGCTAAACAATTCACAATCAAACCAATTGTTCCTGACGTATTGTATACCAAATCATTCTATAAAAAACTAATAGAAAAACGCGCCGAACTTAATTATTATAAAAGAGTAATGGACACAAAACCGAGTCAAATATTTTCATATAATCGATACAATAACAAGCGGGGCTATTTATTAACATGGGAACAATTAACCAACCAAATTGATACTTTTAAAAATCTGAAATATATTTTAAAAAGAGAATATAATGCCGAAATGGTAACAAACGCGTGGATAAAAATGTATGAAATGTTAAATATGTTTCCGGATTTGTTGCCTAATAGTCCAGTTGTTAAAACATTTCATTTATGTGAAGCACCAGGAGCATTTATTTCCGCACTAAATCATTTTGTTTCAAATCGTAACCAGAAATTAGATTGGTATGCACAAACATTAAAAGCTACTAGAATTGGATCCGATACCGATTGGGCATTAGAAGATCATTACGGTTTAATTGCTACATATCCAAATAGATGGATTTTCGGTGATCCAAAAATAGATGATTCCGGAAATATTACCCATAGTAATATTATTAAATTCTATGCCAATAATCCTTTGCTTAAAAATATCGATTTTATGACGGCAGATGCTGGACTCCAGTGTGAACCCAATGAACTTAATGAACAGGAAGCCTTTTTAGGAAAAATAAATATGGGCCAGATTATTTGCATATTAGCATGTTTACCGATTGGAAAAACGGCTATATTTAAAACATTTTTACCCATGTCTGAACCACTAACTATTTCAATGATGTACCTAGTTACGCATTTATTTGCATCAGTTACAATTGTCAAACCAAGCACCAGTCATAGTTTGAATTCGGAAATTTATGTTGTGTTGCGAGGATACAAAGGCATAGAACAAAATATGTTAGAAGTTTTGTACGCAATGTTAGATGATCCGAAAATTACTTCTAAAACATTGGTGTGTCCCCAAATTGATATGTCATTTTTTGGATCGTATATGTCAAGTGTAGGATTATTTATTGATAGGCAAATCCAATCTCTCAGCAGAAATTATTATTATTATTATAATTTTGACCAAATTACTAATTTCCAAAAAATAACAAATACATACACAGATGATTGGCTAAGATTAAATCCTATTTTTATGTTGAATAATTGTCTCGCTAATAATTAATTATCTTAAAATATTATGATAATTAGTTATTTATTCTAATATATTGTTACAACATATCAATTTCCTTTAAAAAATATTCATATGGTATTGGATGGGACATTTCTACCGCCCATCTTCCACTTTCATTACTTTCTGGATCATAAACCTTTTTCGTCATAGAATATTTATAAATTTTTCCCCGATGATCACCTTGTCCTTCGAGAGCAGCGAATGCTCTCTCGGAGGCAAGGCTGTTTCCATTAGCTTCGCTAACGGAAAAACCTTGTCTATCACTTTCGCATAATTGTATAGTAAATGTGAATAGTTTTGCGCGATTATTTTTATTCCAAATTTCAGACATATCGTTGAAACATCTTTTGGCCGCCATATCCGCATCATATCCTAAAAAATGTTTATTAACATATATATTTGAATCTGTTAAACAAAGATCTTTATTTTCAATCCGACCGTAATCAAAATCAATTAGTAAATAATGTTTTTTTGTTTGTTCATTTTTCCAATAAATGTTTGACATTTCTTTTAGTTTTGACCATGGTATCATCGGTCCTCGATAACCAATTTTTGTATCAACTGGAAAATTAGTCCAATGTTGCTCAGTTTGCCATGGAAATTCACAAAATCCACTAGGATCTTTATCAGGTAAAACTCCATTTTTTAAAGGGTACCACTTGTTTGGTTTATATTCAATATCAAATTCGAAATTGTGGTTAAAATTATTTTCATCTTCATCTTCATCATCATCCCAACAGAAAACCATTTTTCCCGATAAATCTTTATTATGAACATATGTTCCACTATTTTGTTGGAAAAATATTTCTGAATTATATGATACTCCTGGTTTATTGATTTTTTTATTTAAAGCAATATCCCACACATTTCTATCCAAAACGAGAACATCCATTTTATCCCCAGGTTGTAATTTTGTTATGTCAGATATTTTGAGAGCAAATTTATCACACGCCATATCATACCAATCAAAACATTCCAAATCTGTCGTTTGCATTATATATTAATATTAATATGGTGTGACTAATTTTTATATAAAAAAAACAATTATTGGATATTTTATTCAATGATTGATTTTAGTTTAGGTCATATGCAGACATACCTCGTTTGATGCCATTAACACACGATAAATAGTCCAATAATTGGATGTATTCGTTGGAACATTCTTTCATTTTTAAAAATATTTTTCCGGAATAATCAATTATCCTTGCTTTTTGATCATCTGTTAATTTATTTGTTTCTAAAATAGCTTTATTAAGTTGCACCAAAATATTATCAATTGGATAACCAGTTGCAATGATATTTTTACTAACAATAGTTATTTCGATAATATTTTTACATGAAATAGCATTATTTATTATTTCATGTGCATTTTTGATAGATATTGTTGCTGCTGTTTTATAAATATCAGCTACTGTTATATTATTATCTACAGATGCGCCAGTATTAATTGTTGGAACATATTTTAATTCATTCAAAGTCATGCTACTTAATGATTTGTTACGATTATTTTTGTAATCATACAGATATTTTAAATTTTGGAGCAGCATTATTGCTTTTCTCATATCACCATTTGATACATCTATAATTGTGGTCAATATTTTTTTGGGAAGAGCCATTGTTTCTTTGGATGCAATTTCATTAAGTTTATTGACCATACACTCGTTACTTAATTTTTTAAAATAAACTGCGGAGCATCTGGATTTAATGGCATCCGTAATTTTACTAATATAGTTACAAATAAAACAAAATCTGGTAACAGTACTATATTGTTCGATGATCACACGTAATGCATCCTGCGCTTCATCTGTCATAGAATCAGCTTCGTCAAGAATAATAATTTTGTAAGGAGGAATTCTGGTACCATCTTCACTAGTAATTTCAGTAACATATTTTTTTGCCTCATTAGTTATTTTTTCTCTAACTGCATTAATACCACGATCATCGGATGCGTTGAATTCAATAACCCGTGTCGAAAAATGTTCTTTGAAAATTTCTCGTCCCATAGCCAAAATTGCTGATGTTTTTCCGGTTCCAGGTGGACCATAAAATAAATAATGTGTCATATCACCAGTTTTTATACTATTGCTAAATAAATCAATTAAATTTTGTGCTTGTTTCATTTCGTCTAATTTTCTGGGTCGATATTTTTCAATCCAAGGAATACTGTTCATAGAATTTACGTCCATTAATATTATGTTGATCAAATATACTTTATATTTTAATGTAAAGTATATTTGGAATATAATTAATAAAATCATTTAATTTTCAATTTTTAATTTAGACTTTCAAATTCAAATCCACCTTATAAAATCGATGTTCCTAACGACGTGGCGTTAAACATCCAGGTGCATCAGGATATGATTTACAACTAGGACATAGGTCATTTTGAGGCATTAGTGTACAATCTACAACACAAGTTGGATCACTAGGATAAATAGTACAATCGGGACAGCTTGGATCTTTATTTGCAGCTGGTACCATACAATTATAACATGCGGCTGTAGTAGTTCGCCCACTACAATTTAATTGCGCTAAATCCTGTTTTGATTTATCATAAGAATATATTAAATATCCGGCGACTATAATACAAATTACTATTGATAATAACGATATTATTAATATTATTATGCCAATATTAGCCATTTTTATAAAATATATGTATATTTTAATTTATTATTTATTGTCATTTTGAAACTTTCTAAAAATAAATCCAACACAAGAGAAATAGGTATTCTTTTTTCAGGATTATATTCTAACATTTTATATAAAATTTCCGCTTGATTTGGATACATTGTATCTAATTTTGCGAATCCACAACGGGGATATACATTTGTTTCTTTGTCAAAATCGGGCCATAATCGCAGTTCTTCATTAAAACCTGGCACAGGAGTTCCTAATATTTTAAAAATATTTAGTACCACATCACTTATATTATTACCTGTAAATAAATAGGCATCACACAATATAAATCCAATAATGCATGCACATGACCAAATATCCACCATACAAGTATATGAAGATTTCCCCAATAATAATTCAATAGGACGAAAATATAAACTACACATTTCTAGACTGTATGTATTCGAATATCCCGAACAATAAAAATTTCGTGACGAACCAAAATCACAAATTTTAATATCGCCATTTTTGGAAACCAATATATTTGTTGGACTCAAATCACGATGCATGATATTTTTGCTATGTATATATTTTATTCCTTCTAGTATTTGTTTGATGTATGATATTTTAGTTTCATAATTTATTATTTTTGAATTAAAATGGTGGTATAATGTTGTATCCACTAAATCTGTACCAATATGCAATTCTTCGCTTACATTATTATAATAAATACCATGCATTTTTATAATATTGGGATGATTAAGAACAGCCAACGAATTAATTTCACGAACCATTAGTGGATCAATGCCACCACAATCACAAAATTTTGGAATTGTTTTTAATGCAATAGATTTGTCTAATATTTTAACATGATTTACACTTCCATAGCTACCGGAACCCAAATTAGAAATTTTTATTTTATTATCAAATACATCTTTTGGATAAATACAAAAATTCAATTCTTCGGTATCCATCAAATTTTCTTTATTATGCTGCAAAAATAAATTAGTATACGAACATATTTGTGTATCTGGTGGTTTTTGTTGGAAAAAAAGTAAAGATATTTTTAGATGATCTTCTGAAAAAATATTCTTGATACCTTCATATTTAGAATTATATGTTTCGCGCCATGCATAATACAAATATGAATAATATGGATCACCACGAATAATTCTTTCAATTACGACTTGATTCATGTTTTGTAAAAGACAAAATTCTACTATTTTTTTGGCTAAAATATCAACTGGAAAAATCATATATTTCCCATTTAGTAGTGTACATGCTGCAATGAAAATGGAAAAATAATAGTCAGATTTTTTCAGTGCATTTTTTATGCATATCGATTTGATATGGGGTATCATTGTTTCATATTGTATTACATAATTAAATTCTTCCAATATTGATATTTCGGTCTTAACCAAATGGTCTATTGTATATGCATCAGCGGATATATATTTAGCATCATCCATTGTTACCGGATACATTTCTTCTATTTTACTTGCTAATATTAAACAAATAATTCCAATTGCTTGAATATTTTTTTTGGTAACGGTTTTTAAACTTAAATATTTGTCAAATAAAGTAATTCCTAAATGTAATGTAACATGTTGTAATTTATATTCTTGACAAACTTCCACAAGCCAATCTACTACAATTGTTCTTGTTTCTGCATTAGTTTCGAATTGATTTTGGTGATTGTCCATTTATTAACAATATTATTATTTAATAACATTGGTAATATATTAATTGAATCAATTTTATTTTCAGATTACGATTTCAAAACTTTTGGTAAATAAATCAAGTGCATTATCTATCGTTATTCTTTTGGTTGGTTCGTATTCCAACATTTTATATAATATTTCTGTTTGTACTGGATATTTTTTTTCTAAATCAGGGAATCCAACACGAGGCCAAATACAAAAATCTTGTACAAAGCCTGGCCATATACATACATTTGCATTAAAATTTTCTGTTGGTGTTCCTAATGCTTGGAATATGTTTAAGATCATATCTTTTTCCGTTGGACCATTAAACAAATATGTGCCCTTTAATATAAATCCTATAATACACGCGGTAGACCAAACATCAATCATAAATGTGTATGGCATTACATCCAACAGTAATTCAATAGAGCGAAAATAAATAGAACATATTTCTTTGCTGTAATCAGTGACATATTGCGGATGATAAAAATTTCTGGAAGAACCAAAATCAGAAATTTTTAGTACATTTTTTCTGGAAATTAAAATATTATTGTTACTCAAATCTCGATGCATAATATTTTGATCGTGCATATATTTAACTCCTCGCAATAATCCAAGTATGTATGAAATTTTAGTATTTTTATTAAGTGGTGCTCTTATAATACGATTAAATAATGTTTCTTCCATTAGTTCGAGACCAATATATGCGGTTGAAGTACTTAATTTATAATACACACCGTATATCTTAACAATATTAGGATGATCAAGAATAAGTAAAGAATTTATTTCTCGTAATGTTGCGCAACCAATTCCATATTCATTAGTATCGTCAATTATTTTTTTGAGAGCAATACTTTTACCCAAGAATTCAACATGTCTAACAGAACCAAACGTTCCGCTTCCTAAGAATCCAAAGTCATTTTTTTTTGATAAGATTCTTTTCGAATAAATAATAATATCTTTTTGAACACCAGGAGTATTAATTTTTTTAATTTTGCACAAGGAAAATGAACCAATATCACATTTAAAATTAATATTCCATAATTTTTTTTTGGATATGTTATGGTACGTATCTCTCGAAAAACGTGTTTTAATTGATGTGTAACTCGATCCAGATACAAATTTCCATGTTTTGTATAAAAAAATATATATTGGATCACCGAGTATTTTTTGTTTCATATCCGGTTCTTTTTCAATCAATAGATCACAAAAATCAAAAATTTTTTGTACCAATTTTTTTGGTTCAACATACATATAATCAACAAGCATGAGTGAACATGTTGCTAAAAATAATGGCAAATAATGTTTATCATCGCTTATTTTGTTATTTGGTTCAATATGTGGTATCATTGTTTCATAATATAACAGACAACCTAATTTCTTTAATATTTTTGCTTCTAGTTTTAAAAAATATTGGACATCGTATTTATTATTCATAATTGTGGCCACATCTTCAATTCTAATAAGGGAAAGACTTGTTATTTTGTTCGCCACCACCAAACAAATAATTCCAATTGTTTTTAAATTTTTTTTAGTGAAACAATTTTTCATTAAATATTTGTCCACTAATGTTACTGCTAAATGTAAAGTATGGTCATCAAGATTGAAACGGTCCATTGTACTGACCATCCAATTAATTAGTTTAAACCTTTTTTCCTGCTCTGCATTATCTAAAATATAATTCATATTGTATTTTTCTATTTCAGAAAATAGTCTATTTTGTATGATATGCAAATTTATATGTTATTAGAATCAACTTTTTTATAAAAATTGATTTTAATAGACATATAAATAATTATAGTATTGAATAATACAGATAATACAATGATACGTAATTCGCGAATTTTACGATACGCATCTGATTTACATCTAGAATTAAAGCCATCTATTCTTCATCCGAAATTGATTGCATATTGGAAATTTAAAACTTATCCATCTGTGGAACAAAGTCTTGCCCTACTGGGAGATATTGGTAATCCATACCATCATAATTTAAATTTATTTCTACAAAAAGTTTCCAAAAAATATCATAAAATATTTTATGTACCGGAAACCATGAATATTATAATTTTAATGTAGATCCACCACATGATAAAGAAGAATTCGATAAAAATTGGTAGATATTTGTAACCAATTCGAAAATATTATTGTGCTAAATAATAAATCATACGATTTTGATGGTGTAAAAATTATTGGATCAACACTTTGGACAAATATACCCGACGAACAATCCCAATATATTATGGCAGCTATTAACGATTATCATTTAATTAAAAAATATAATGAAAAAAAACAATTAGTAAATATTACAACAAATGATACCAATAAATGGAATGCATTATCTATTTCTTTTATTAAAAAAGAAATTTTTTCATCCAAAACTCCTTGTATTATACTAACACATCACGCTCCTTTATTTAGTGATGCCGCCCAAAATATGTATACCGCACATCCACAATATTTAAATGGAAAAAATAATTATGCATTTCATAATAATTTACAACATTTATTAAAACCACCTGTGCATGTCTGGCTTTATGGCCATACACATTATACTAGTAATTTTAAATATAATAATGTCATCATCGCTACAAATCAATTAGGATATTCCACAGAAGGAGAAAAAACTAAATTCAATCCACATGCTTATATTAATTTGAATGATATCATAATAGATAGTTTATAAATTACAACATTTTAGTAACTATATTGATATATATTAATCTATTATATATGTATAGATGAGTTATAACGGCGAAGCCTATACTTGTTGTACTTTGGGAGGTGTACAAGAATATCAAAATGGTAGATATAAATGCGATCAAATGTATTGGCGACAAAATTGGTCAACCGGTCAATGTGATGTTCCATTATCGACTTTTTGTTCTATGGGACAAAATTTATTCACACCGCCTTGCAAAGCGTGGATAACAGCTTTTCCGAAAGGAAACGCAAATATCGATGTAATTATAACAAATAAATGTTCCGAACCGATAAATGTTAATAGACCAGAATGTGCATGTATTACAGCAGTTAATAATATCAACAAAGAACTTGGTTCACAAGCTGGATTGCGGGTAGAATGCGTTAGTAACGCTTGTAGTAATGCGGCATTTAGAACAACAGATCAACTTTTACCATGTCCAGAAATAATAGACTGTTCAATCAACATAGACGATGCCAAATTTGTTGTCAATAATGCTAAACAATTTAATCAAAATTTCGTACAACAATGTGGTTCCAAAGTTAATAATACAACGAATACTACCAACGTGAGTAAATATGTCGAATACGGTATTATTGCGTTTGTTTTATTGCTAGTTATTATTGTTTTTATCGTACTGTTAATTTATGCATTCAAATAATAATTTAATTGGAGCCCATTGGAGTGAATGTCCAAAATTGTCCAGTAATACTTGGTTCACATGCTTGTAAAGTGATATCTTGGCCAACAGCCGCTGTACCATCTATACAATTTGATGGTTGAAGACGATTTTGTAATTGAAATTGACCAGGATTTTGTGAACTAACAAGTGGAGTAAACGATTGTTTTACATTTGAAGTATTATCACATGTGTACATATTCAATGTACTATTGACGTTGGCACTATGTCCGGCAGAATCCAAGCAATGTTTATAGTCACTATCTTGTAAAATAAATTGATTGTTGGCGTTCGATTTCCAAATTTGACTATTTGATATTGAACTACTACATGGTGCTAAAGTTATTTTGGTACTATCGGTAATATTAGGATAACCTCTTTTATTAATTGTTGCAAGAACTGTCATACACTGATCTTGAACCGAAAGAGTTCCCCACGTGTTTTGTAATTGTTTTAGTACAGTGGCATTACTTGGTGTGGATGAGCATCCTGGAGCATCTGGATATGTCGCACAATCGGGACAGTTCGAATTAGGTCTCATAGTGCAATCAATATTACATGTCGGATCTGATGGATTAGCTGTACAATCCGGACAATTCGTTGGTCTATTTGCTGGCGAAACCATACATTGATAGCATGGAGCCGTATTTGTCAAACCAACACAACTTGCTGGTGGTTGTGTAGGTGGTTGTGTAGGTGGAGGTGGTGTGCAAGGGTTGCCATTCGCATCGGATCCACTCGGATTCGCTGTACACGGATCCGATGTTTCTTTGTTGCGACGATATAATAAATATCCAATAACGCCACTAATAATAATTATCAATAGTACAACAAAAATTATTATTATTATAATGCGTTTGTTTGCCATCGATATATATCATATAAATACTATTTTTATTATTAATTATCTCAATAATAAACTATGCAATAATTATTGCATAGTTTATTAAAGGTGCTGTTGCCACTTTGTATCATTAATATTTTTTCCGATAGTATCTAACAAATTAGATGGAACAACATAAATTGTCGTTCCAGGATTTTTTGATACTGAATGCCATAATTGGAATTCCCGCAATCTTACTGACATTGGGTTTTCAGTATAAATTTTAGCTGCTTCATTATATTGTTTAGCAGTCTCAACATCCGATTTAGCATTAATAATTTTGGCTTCTGCTTGTCTGGTTGCTTCAGCTATGATTGACATAGATTTAATCATTGTCGTATCAAACTTGATATCTCTAATTTGTATACTAGAAATATTCACACCCCAATCATCTTTAATTTTTATCATAGATTCTGATACAGATCTGGATATTTCCGATTTATTTTGCAAAAGATCATCAATTTTCATGGAACTTAATTTATTACACAACTCCATTTTACATCGTTCAATGACAGCATTTTCGACATTTTCTACATTGAGTAATGCTTTTGTGGCATCTAAAAATTTATATTGTACAGAGACATCAACCTCAAATGTTACATTATCAGACGAAATAACATGTATTGTTGGAATATAATGTATTTTTTCTCTCATATCCAGTAAAAAAATTTTATGGTAAATTGGTAAATTTAGTCTTATACCTGGCTTTACGTCTGGGTAGTAAATCTATATAAAAGTATATAAATTTTTTAAGAGTTCTTCAACCCTGGAGTATCCCCATTTACTCTTATCCACTGGCTAGGCTTCGTGGACGTTTAGATTTACCGGATTACATAATTTTAATCCTGTTATTTTTTTCCTTTTTATTCCTCTTTTTTCTTCCCATTTTCTC